ACCGTTACTACGGTATAATACTCTGAAAGGAAACATAAAAGTTTCTCCTCAGAGTCCTGCTCAGGTGCAGCTGTCGAAAGACATTGTATCTCAGTTGGGCCCACAGGAGTTGCTCCCTGTGACGTGAAGACCCTTATAGATTATAGGGAAACTGTCCGTTACAGTGTATGGCACCTAGTGAGGTTCGGGGGTTTATTCCGAATAATCATTAGGCAACCAGACAGGTTGACAACCTTACTCCTTGAGAGGAGAGGCTGCGGCTCGGTCACTTAAGTGTGACGAAAACCGAAGTATTGGACAGGGGATGTGGATTATATCCACTACCCTTCTACTGGTGATTATGTAAATAATCATCTACTTGTCTGCGTGGTGTTGAGCCACGTATATTAATCTTAATATAAACATGAAATCAAAATTTAAATTATTTTATAATTCTTATTTCACTGTTCAGACGATTAGACCAATTGCCTCCTTAGTGTATAAAGCTAAGGGTCCAGTGACAACTAAGATCTCTAAAATAGTTATCTCAGCGAAAGCTGTGGTAAACTATTATAGAGTGATCTTAATTGTTTCTGGATTAGGATATAGCCAGTCTGGGTATAGGGTCATTGCTGTTTTTATTACAAAATTAATGTTTATGTATAAACATTCAGGAATTATAAATACTGTTAAGTATTTTAAGACCTGTTCCGTAATGATTCAACAAGCAATGGCAGGCCACATTGAGAAAGATCTAACAATGATCGCTGGGGTTCGTCCCTCACGATCAAAATCAGGTCTTCCAGCTTTAATACCTTCCGTTATAAGACGGAGAATGATGGCAGATACGGGTTTTGCACCTATCTCTAGGTGTATACTTTCATATTTTTCCATCTTCAGGGATATTCCTTTTATCAAGGATACTCTGAATACTTCGTCTATAACTGATCCTTATTCCGGATCACCTTCCATTATTGCTGATCTAGCAAAGTGGATTGTCCCTTTTGTAAGGGCCGTTTGGAAATTATCTGATAAGCACCACTTCGGGGTTTTAACACCTCGTGGGTGGTTCTTAAGAGGATATCTTCCTAAGGTATTCGGTAATCTGGATTCAGAACCCTTCCCAATATGGAAGAGTTCTCCCCAAACCGGTTCAGTTGATAAATTATTTCCGACATTCTCTACTCATCCTAGAGCTTTACATGCATCTGCATGGGCTTTGGATAGAGCTGGAATGACGAAAATATTCACTGACTTTGCGGCTATGATTAGCGCAAAATCAGTGTTAAGTTTATATCAAAGTGCTTTAAAGATCCCTATCTTAGAACAAGATAGGCCTTTATTGACACGAATCGGAAAATTGGGTATGGTGAAGGAAGCAGCTGGGAAAGTGAGAGTATTTGCTATGGTAGATGCATGAACACAATGGTTATTGTTTCCTATTCATAAGGACATCTTCTCATTACTGAAAAGAATTCCTATGGATGGGACCTTTAACCAGACTCGACCCCTTTCGAAGGTTTCGAAGTGGTCTTGTCAGTATTCATACGATCTATCATCTGCCACGGATAGGTTACCTATTCGTCTCCAAACTTTAATTATTTCTACGCTTTATAATAATATTGAATTATCGAAGCTGTGGGAAAGATTACTAATTGGGAGAGGTTATAGTACTCCTGCGGGAAAGTCCTTACATTATTCTGTAGGACAACCGATGGGAGCCCTGTCATCTTGGGCAATGTTAGCATTTACTCATCATTTTATAGTTCAATGTGCTGCATGGAGATCCGGAAAAGTTCCAGTCGGTATACTTTTTAGAAAGTACGCCGTATTGGGAGATGATATAGTGATCGGCGATAAATTAGTCGCGAAACACTATTATAAGATCATCTCTCAATTAGGAGTGAAGGTCGGTCTAGCAAAGTCTGTTCTTAGTCCTCGCGGACAAGGATTTGAATTTGCAAAGAAAACCTTCAGTAGAGGCCAAAATATATCTGCTATCCCTTTTAAGGAATATGCGGTAACTTCAGGTTCTCTACCTGCTTTGATCGAGTTTTCAAGAAAATACGATATGTCTATTCCTTCCATTGTAAAAATGTTGGGTTTTGGATATAAAGTATTGGGTAGTCTAAACAAGAAATGGGTTTTCCAATCTGTAAAGATTAGAAGACTGTTAATTGGTTTGACAATACCTATTGATGATGCTTCGTTTAATAACTGAGTATCACAATTTCCGAAAACTGTAACCTCTGATACAATGTTTGCCTTTAGGGCCATCATTGAAAAAGAGTTAAGCAGGATCTCTAGCTGGATGTCAAAAACTAGTAAGTTTCTTTCTCATGATTTATCATCATGGCAGAAGGAGTATTGTTTATTTTTAACTGCTTTCTCTAACAAGAAAGTAAGTATTAATAGTTCAACACTTCCAATCCCTCATGATTTGAGAGAGAAAATCTTGGGTGATCCTTTAGCAAAACGTAGAACAAAATTCTACTGGGATGCTGTTCAATTAACATTCAATTCCTTACGGTATAGAATGTGTTTTGAATTACAAAAGGTATTCTCTTCTGCATTCGATTTATATTCTATTGATATGATGACATTGAAGGTCTCTGATAGAGCCTTCTTTGCCCCATTCAGAAAATATATGGAGCTAACAAAACTTATGGGAAAAATTCCTGATAAGTCTTTTATCTCCATGACTCGATGCGAAGATGACCTTTCTGCGAAAGGACTCCGAGATACGTTAATGACAAAAGTTTGGGTCAAATGGGCACCGATTATTTCTGGTGCTTCTCCATATAACCCTCCTGCATCAAGTAGAGATGCTCCTATGGAATCTTCATTGATTCCAGTTTCCGCCGTAATCAAGCGATTATTTTTCGTCGCTTCCACGGTGAATTCGGGTATTATTGCAAAAAGATTGGCATATCGAACCATAATTCCAGCTGCATCCTTCGGTTTCCGAACGATGATCTGGTTATGGGCTGGTGAAATGTTCTATTCATCAGTCTTTATGCTATCAGGGTTCATGATTTTATATGCGTTGATAACGTATATAAACTCTGAATCCCTATCTTATGCATTTTCCCCTATAATATTATTAACTAGTTCTTATTTCTCAATAGTATATGAAAAATTATATTCTATTCTATATCCTAGCACAGTTTCATCTTATGGTATGGTTCATTGAATCATAGAGTTTTATTTCTTTATGGTTTCATTAAACTTTTTCCATGAGTTTAACTTGCTTGTCGATATACTGAATAGAAACGACCTTCATACTCTGTCCGAATATCTAGGGTTCTATACTGGTTTGTTATTCTGTTATGGAATAGCTCCAGTTTTAGAGATCCTATATATTCCTGTACGAGTTTATGATGGTTCGTCTATTGTGAATGCATTCGGAGAAGTAGGTTGGATCAATGCTGTGCGAGAAATCTCGTCCGGCATTGTGTCTGTCGTGTTGGCTGATTTCCATTTGTTGATGGATACTAGCCTAACACTACCGATATTATCAGATGATTCTTTTATCATCGATGAAGTAGCATCTCCTCAGGTACCTTCGAGTGTCGATTCCCCATGGGCTGATGATTCAACCCCTAAGGCATCGACCTCTGAGTTACCTGAGTATGATGTATACTTTAAAGATGTTATTAAGATTACTGATACCAAGGATGCTCTAGATATCTCCTTTTTTGGAGACTCTGGGGTCCCGGATGTTATCGATTATCAGACAGGATTCCGTGATAGATTGAGAATGATAATATATAATCATTCTTCTTTTTATCTATCCGGTCTTTCTCTGGCAATCGTGATAAGTTCTAGAATATATTTCGGAATTTAAGGAGCCTACTTTAAAGCAGGACCAGACATTATCCTAATTAACTATATAAGTTAAGAAAGACGTATCTGAACGTGACGTTATCCTAAAAAGGAAGTAACGCCCCTGGGGCGGGTAACGTATCTGAGG